TGCTACAGGGATTGGTGAAAGTGTTGGTGGTATTAGATTTGGTAATGATCTAAAATCTCTTGATATATTCAATGGTGATCTTGGAGATGTTAGTAACTATATTCATCTTGGTAGTTTTGCTGGAATTAATACTGGATCATTCAGATGGTTCCATAAATCAAATAATAATGTGATGACCCTTACCTATGATGGTAAGTTAGGTATTAATAAACCAAATCCAGAAACTGCATTAGATGTGGTTGGTGTATCGACATTTACTGGTAATGTTAAAGTTGCTGGTAATCTTGAAGTTACTGGAACACTATCAGCACCAGCAAATATACCTGATATAATTAATGGATCTAATATCAATACTACTACAGGAATATCAACATTCAATCATATTGATGTAGTAAATATAACTAAAACTTCAAAGGTTGCTATTGGAACTGCTTTTGAAAATGTAGTTGCTGATATTGATGCTCAAGCAAGCACTGCACTATTCAATAAGGTTGGTATTGGATCAACCATGTTTAGTAATGCTTTACAGGTTGATGGAAATGCTTCTGTTAATAGATTGGGTGTGGGAACAGACTCTCTTCGTTGTGCTGTTGATTTCCAAGATGCTGGTGAAGGAGGAACTTCAAGTTATATGCTTCCACCTAAAGTTACTACAACAATTAGAAATACATTACCAAATATGCCTGGTGCATTAGTTTATAATGAAACTGTTAATAAACTGCAAGTTTATAATGGAAGTTCATGGGTTGATCTACACTAAAGGAAATCATTAATGGCAAGAAAGAATTATCAAGTAATCGCTAAAGATGGTGCTGCTTGGCAGAGAATACATAATGAATTAACTTCTACAACATATAATACAACTAGTATTCCAGATAGAGCTTGTTTATGTAAAAATGAAACAAAGCATAGTGAAACTAGAGGAACATATCAACTTTCTGTTGCAGAAGTAGAAGAATTACGGAAAAATCCTGATGTTGCAGCTGTATTTGTAGATCCCAATTATCATCCAGATACGGATAAGTATGACTGTACTCCTTGTTCTTTAAGGTTTGGTAAGAATGTAAAGAATTATAGAACTCTTTTTAGTGTTGCAAATACTGAATATACAGAGGTTGCTAGTTCTTTAATGTCCATTACTGGACAACTTAATCAAGGAACTACTAACTGGATTCTGGTAAAAAATGCACATTCAGGAACTGCTGCAATGAACTATTGGCAGAGTGTGGGATTTCCTTTGATATATGATTATGGTGTATATCCTTCTGCTCCAACAAATGCCTCTGATCCAGACCCTTTAAGAAGTACAACTCAAACTGGATCTAATCTAGTTACTATTTCAAATACAGGATATTATGAATTAGAAGTAGCTTGTGATGGGGAATATGGTGCTGTATGGACTAATAATTATCCAAAAGTGCCATTAGTAACTACTGATGATTTAACGAAAAACACTGATGATCTTCCTTCTACTTTTCCAGATAATATATGGGGTAAAGATAGAAAAGATCCTAGAAATCAAGGAATTGGATATAGAATTATTCAATTAGGTAAATTAAATGCAGGAACTATTACTATTAATTTTGAAGTAAGAAATGGTAGTATGACCAGTGGGGCAGAAACTTGGGACCGTAATCCTGGTTGTATTGCTTGGAAGTTGAGATTTCTGGGTGATCTGAATATAAGAGAATTAGGTGGTCTTGGAAATGCTGGAAATAGTACGTTTGTTACTCATATTCCACAAGATAATCCTACTTCTGCTGATCATAATAGAACTGGATATCAAATCTTAAGATGTGCTGAAGGAACATCAACCAATCCTTGGTCAGATACTACATCACAGGTAAGTCAAGATATTTCATATACAAATGATGGAACTGATGTGGATTGTATTGTATTGGATAATGGTGTTTGGACTGGTCATCCAGAATTTGTCACCGATGATGAAGATCCACAGCATTATATTTCTGGAAATGTATTATCAGCACATGCTAGATCTGGTGTTTTAGATATACTATTGGATGCTCCAATGTATCTTGATCCAGAATATTGGATAACAAATCCTTCATTAGTAACGACTCGTTGGGATGGAACTAGAGTTCCAACTGAGACATCTGCAAGAAATTGGTGGTCTAGTGCTTCTAATAGATCTAATAGTTTTACTGATTTTGGTAGTATTACAGTTCCTAGTGGTTATAGTAGAGCAAGGCATTGTGGAACAGATTCTCTCCCACCAACAAATAATGTTACTTGGCAAGGAACTCAGCTTAGAAATGGTGGTGGACATGGAACACCTTGTGCTTCATTAATGTATGGTAAGAATTATGGATGGGCATTTAATTCTAACAAATGGACTCTTTCATATCCATTAGGACAGGCGGATGCTCCTGCTGGTGATGCTTGTCTTGATGCTATAAAAGTATTTCATCAATATAAACCAACCAATCCAAAACATGGAACTAAAGATCCTACAGTAACAAATTGTAGTTTTAGCACTGGTGGTATGTTTGGTAGAATAAACTTTGATAAGACTAATTATGGAAGATTTCAATTCCAACCTTCAGGAAATTCTTGGAATCCTGCAAATGACGTAACTTATGATCAAGCAGATTTTAATGATAATAATTTACCTTTTAATGAATGGGGAAGCCAACCTGATTTTATGAGAGTAAGAGTTATGGGTCCTGGTTCTGGTGGATTTCCTGCATGGCTAAATCCAGGCACTACTGATGCTTCTTTTCCAGAGTTTTATGCTATGAGAGAAGCAGCAAATGCTGGTGTAGTTTTTGCTGCTGCTGGTGGTAATGATGGAATGTATCGTTCTACTGATACTGATCCTAATTTCTGGAACGCACGTACTTGGACACCTACCTCCAATTGCGATGCAGAGAATGATAATTGTGGATATACTAATCGTGGTAGTTGGCCAGGTTCACATAATTATAGGTTAAGTGTAACAAATCCTAGTAATTATGCTACTGATAATTTCCAAGAAATTTTTGTAATTGGTGCAATGGATGACCAATTATTGGGTGATATGAGAAAAACTACATCAAGTGATGCTTTATTAAAAGATACAGGAACTAGAAATCCTTATGCAGATAGTTGTGAAATAACTGCTAATAATTTAGGTAATAATTGTGATGTTCTTAGTCCATTTGGTGCATCATATGGTCAACATGGAGACAATAGATCATATTCAAATGTTGGAACATTAATCGATTTCTTTGCACCTGCAGATTCCACTTTAGCTGCTTCAACTGTTGATGATGGGAATGCTCTTAATTATGACAGAGGTACTGCACCTGTACCACAACATCCATCAACAAGAACTCATGCTGGTGGTGGATCGTATAAGTATAGGGATGGTTACTTTAATGGAACTTCTGCTGCTGCACCTGTTGCTGCTGGATTATTTGCGTGTATTCTACAACAAAATAGAGGTTGGTTGCCTAATGTATTGAAGACAAATGTTAAACTTGGTATTTCAAATGCAACTAACTGGTATAAAGGATTTGCTCCTAATGGTGCTTTTGATCTTAAATGGTTGAGTCAATATGATACTAAAGGAGAAGATGTTAAAATAATTAAAGAATGGTCTGGTGAAAAAACAACAACAAATCCTAGCTATGAAACAACTAGTGGTATAGCACCATCAAGACCAAATTTAAATGAAAGATTTAGTATTACTGGAAGTGGTTCTCATGATGTTAAAATTATAGCAATAAAAGAATTTTCTACATCTGATGCTGGTTCTCCTACTGAATTAAGAATTGCTAATGGATGGTATCCTGTTCAAATTAAAAAAGATACTACGAGTTCGTCTGATTTAGCTAATTATAGGATGAGAGTTAAATCTGGATCTAATGAGCAGGTTCTTGAGATTAGTAGTAATGGTGGATCATCATGGGCTGCACTTACTATAACTGTTGTGAATGGTAATTTTGACACAGATGATTCTGGTAGATTCTGGTATTACTTGGATGTTAATGATAGTGTAGGATTACCTGCAGTTAATAATCCAACTTATAATATACAAACTAATACATCATCAATTAATGAAGGTGCTACTCTTATAACCACTGTTACAACAACTAATGTTTCTAATGGAACTACTTTATATTGGTCATTTAGTGGAACCAATATCAATTCTTCTGATTTCTCTTCAGGATCATTAACTGGATCTGGGTCTATTTCTAATAATTCGTTTAATTTTACTCATGTTGTGGCAAATGATGCAACAACAGAAGGTAGTGAAACACTTCAGATAAAAGTATTTACGGATGCTGCAAGACAATTACAGGTTGCCACCAAGAATGTAAATATTAACGATACCTCTGGTTCTGCATCATATGCAGTAGTACCTTCCACGACAAGTGTAAATGAAGGGTCTCCATTAAATTATGGTGTTGGAACATCGAATGTTGCTGATGGAACTACTTTATATTGGTCTTTGAGTGGTAGTGGCATAACTGCTGGTGATTTTTCTCCAAGTGGTTTAACTGGTAGTGGAACGATTAATAATAATGCATTCACTGTTACTAGAACTCTTGTAGCAGATTCTACAACAGAAGGAAATGAAACGATTACTTTTAAGTTATTTACAGATTCTGCTAGAACAAATGAAGTAGCATCTAATAGTAGTGTTACTATTCAAGATACATCACAGACACCAGCTGGACCTTCTTATGCTTTGAGTGTAACTCCAACTACTGTTAATGAGGGAGATACATTTACATCTACAGTTACGACAACTAATGTTGCTCAAGGAACTACCTTATACTGGTCAGCAATGGGTGCTGGTGTTGATAATAATGATTTTTCTTCTGGTTCAATGACTGGATCTGGAACTGTTGGTTTTGATGGCACTTTCCAATTTAGTCATACTCTTGCCAATGATGTAACAACTGAAGGAACTGAAACCATTGCAGTTAAATTATTCACTAATGCTGGTTATACACAGCAAGTTGGAAGCACTGTAAATGTTACTGTTAATGATACTTCTGTATCTGCTCAAGTATGGAATTTATCATGTTCTCCAACTAGTGTTAATGAAGGAAATACATTTACAACTACAGTTACGACAAGTAATGTTCCTAATAGTTCTACTTTTTACTATGAATTAAGTGGAGCTAATATTACTGCTGACGATTTTGAAACTGGAGGATCTAATCCATCGTTGTTAGGATCTGGATCTATTTCTAATAATACTGCTCAATTTACTCATACTGTTAAGAGTGATTCAGCAACTGAAGGAGCTGAAACTGTTGCAGTTAAAATATTCGCTGATCCTGGCAGAACAGTTCAGTTAGGATCTACTGTAAATGTTACTATTAATGATACTTCACAAACACCTGCAACACCTACTTATGTTTTAACTCCAGATAAGACTGTTTATAATGAAGGTGAGACGATGTCAACTATAGTTACTACGAGTAATGTTGCACTCGGAACAAATTTATACTTTGGTTTAGAAGCAACTAGCGGAACTTTAACTCAAAGTGATGTTTCAGGATTATTTGGATCAGGAACAGTAGCAGCAGGTGGTGGTTCAACTGGATTTTCTTTTGCTATTAATTTATTAGAAGATACTACAACGGAAGGAGTGGATAAGATTGTAATTAAATTATATGATCAAGCATATCCATTTACAGGGGCTACTTTACTAGCAACTTCAACAGAGATTACAATTAATGACACATCAACTACACCTGGTAGTCCTACATATACTCTTAGTGCAAATACAAACCCAATAGATGAGGGAGAATTCCTTTCAATTAGTGTTGTGACTACTAATGTTACAGCAAATACAACTTTATATTGGGAGTTTAGTGGTACTAATATAGGTTCGGGTGATTTTGATAATGGTGTTCTTGAAGGTGATGTAGTAATTCCTGCAAGTGGATCTCAAAGTTTTGGAACAACTATTAAAGAAGATACTCTTACTGAAGGTAATGAAACGCTTGCTGTTAAATTATATTCTGATTCTGGAAGAACAACTCAGATAGGTAATACTCTTAGTGTTACTATTAATGATACTTCAATAAGTGCAACACCAACCTATTCACTATCAACAACTGCATCTAAGTTTAAAGAAGGTGATACATTCACAACAACAGTATCAACAACTAATGTTGCAGATGCTACAACTCTTTATTGGAGATTAGAAGGTATTGATGCTAATGATTTATCTGCTGGAAATGTTGAAGGATCTGGTATTATTACAAATAATACATTTAATTTTCTTCATGCTCTTGCCAATGATTTAGCAGATGAGGGTGATGAGAATCTTCAAATAAAATTATTTACTGATTCTGCAAGAACAACTCAGGTTGGCAATACTCTTGCGGTTTTAATTAAGGATACATCCCAAGTGGGATTCAATGTAATTGTAACAGCCCCTAACAATAATGAATATATACTTATAGGAAATGATACAGACGGAACTATCTAGGAATAATGCCAAGTAATCCAGAAGTAAGAATTAAGGAAGGTGAGAGAATAAATTTTCATGTGGATGCAACGGGTCATCCATTCTATATTAAAACCACAAATACAACAGGAACAGGAGATTTAGTTTCTGGTGTAAGTAATAATGGAGCTGTAGATGGAACTGTGACTTGGACACCACCTGGTGGTAGTGCTGGAACATATTATTATAAGTGTGGCAATCACGCTGCAATGGGTGGAGTTATTACTGTAGTAGGAACTCCTATCCCACCTGGATATATTGTAAATCTTACTGCTTCAGATAATAATGATTATACGATTGATGGTGAGGATAGAAATGGTGCTGTAAGTGGTGATGATGTAGATGTAACAATAAAAGAGGGTGATAGGATTAACTTTATAGTTGATGCTTCTGGTCATCCATTATATCTTAAAACACAGGCTGGATCTGGAACTGGTAATCAAATAGGTGGTGTAGTAAATCAAGGTGATGATGACGGGAATGTCTATTGGACAGCTCCTGCTGGCAGTCAAGGAACATATTATTATCAGTGTGGTAATCATGCTGCTATGAGTGGAAAACTTATAGTTACTGGAAATAGTCAGAGTGGTACTCCAGTTTATACTGGGGAAGAATCAAATGGTGGACCTGTAGCAGAGCATTGTTATTCATTAAATCCTAGTTGGTATAATGGAAAATTATGCGTAAGGAGAGCAGGACCATATTTCTTGGGTAGTGGTCCAATTAAGTTTAGTAAGATGAGGCAATATTTTAAAGAAATATATCCAGTAGATAATACTGTTCCTGTATCAGCGTCAGAACTAAAGAGAGTTACAAATGTTCTTGAGAGAGATCCAGTAGTTCCTGATAGTACAGAGAATGAGAATATAGCTTCAGTAACAGAATTTAATTGGAAATGCTCTCAATTTAGAGGATCTGTTAAGAGATATTGGGCTCATCAAACTGGAACTGTAAGTCAGTTTGATATGGGTAGATTTAGTGGTGCTGCAGGTATTGACTGGTGTGATATGGGAACTGGTGGTAGAGATAGCATCAATTCAACAACTGGTAATCATTCAAAGAATATTCAGAAACACGTTTATATTAAAGGTGTGTGTTACTCTTCTGATAGTGGAACTCTTGGGTTAATGCCTGATAGAGGAAATGGTAAGGATAAAATACCTGCTGCTAGATTAATACCAAGTGAACCAAATAATAATGTAGTACCTGCAAATAATGTAAGAATATATGTTGAGAATACTGCAGCGATTTATGGATCTGCTGGTACAGGGGGGTATAGTAATACTGGTGGATATGAAAATGGAGCTCCTAAGAAGAGTATACCAGGTAAAGATGGTGGAACTGCTTTAAAGATATACCATACTGGAGAATCTAAAACAGATATTTACATTCAACAGAGTGCTAAAATCTGGGGTGGTGGAGGTTCTGGAGAACAAGGAGAAATGGGAGACCTTGAGGGTACTTCTTGGGATGATATGTTAGGAACTTGTGGTCGTACATATGATGCTAGTTCTTCTGGTACTTGTGGTGATGATCCAACTTGTGATGTTGGAGATGAATTAATTGATACTGAAAATACAGGGGAGGTATGTCTTGATCCTATTACAGGATTGCCAGTTGGTGAGGTAAAAGCAGGTACTTGCGAAAAAGTGACAGATTCTTTACCTCCACAACAAGGTATAGGTGGAAGAGGTGGAGATGGTGCTGGTTGGGGTTTTGCTGTTAGTGCTCTTGGTGGTCCTCAAGATGGACAATCTGGTTTACCAGGATCTATCCCTGATCAATTATGTCCAACTTGTGCTCCAGGAACTGGATTTTATAAGAGAGATGGTAAATGTTCTAGTCCAGGTGGTACAGGTGGTGATGGTGGAACATGGGGTGCAGATGGACAACCATCAGATCCATTAGATGCTGCACCATTACAAGATGCTGGTAAAGGTGGTGCTGCTATTTGTGGATTAAATCCTGATACTGGAGCAAAGAATTGGGAATTGGGTGGATATATTAATGATAATACTTTAAAAGGAAAATATACTGGAGATTGTGTAGGTGGTGGAGCTCCAATTCCACCAGTTCCAGGTGCTCCTGATATAACAATGGATAAGACTCAGCATTATGTAAGATTTGGTGATGGTGGAAATGGAACTCAATTTGGATCATCTGAAGCTTCACATCTAATAGTTACTGCACCAGGAAATGAGAAAGTTACATTTGATATAATGCACAAATATGATGATAATGTAAGACAGGCTGGTATTGCAGTAAGATCATTCATCATCGCTGGAAAAAGTTTTGGACCACCAATACCATATTGGGGAATATCATATGATAATCCAAAAAGGCAAGCAACTGGTAATTTGGGAATATGGTCAATATTCATGCAAAAATTTGCGATTTATCCTACAACAGAATATGATTTATGTGATCCAGACGATGATATGTGTGATGGTTATGATCCATATTCTGATTATCCAGCTGATACATTAGTTGGACGAGGACCATTTGAAGGTCACTTTAAAGCTAGTGTCGACATTAGTGTAGGACATTACATATTAGCTCAGGCTGATAATTATGCTAGAATTGTATGTAGAAAATGGCATTATCCACCACAAGAAGCATGGCGAGTTCCACCAGGTCAACCCCATTATACTGATATTCAACTAGCAGAAGTTGCACCTAATAGTAATCCTTCTATTGATCATGTTTGTGTAAATATTCCATCTTCGGCTTGGGCTACTTGGGATGATGACGATGATGGTGGCAGACAACAGCAACATATAGTTGCTTTTATAGATAATTCCGCTTTCCCTGAAGGTAGTATAGATCATTCACAATGTGAAAATGGTGATTGTGATACTGATTGGAATTATAATCCAGGTGGTGTTGCTTTCATTATTAAACCAGGTAATGCTCCTACTTTGAATAATATGACCGAACAAGAATTGAAGGATAAGATAGATGATTATCTATTTGATTGGGCTTTTGGTGATGACGATGAAGATAGAGATGTATATGCTTTTGAATCTAGGAATATAACTACGTTTGGTGATTCAAGAAGTTTAAATGGTTATAGATTACGCACTTACACATTAGCTCAAGGAACATATCCTATAGCATGGCAAGGATTACATCCACGTAATGGAAGTGGATCTCCAAATGCAAGTAGACTTTCAAAATATTCTAAGAGAATAGAATTATTAGATGGTACTGGATTTGATGCTAATCAATCAGTAGAAATTCTTTATCCAGAGTCAATTGTTCCCAATGCTAATACTGAGGCTGAGAAAAAAGATCCTGCAATACATTCTACTAATCCATATGGATCTTTGGAAATTAGTTGGACTGTGACTGGAACTTATAGTGTATTAACAGGAGTTGCTACACCATCAGATCCTACATTCTCATTCTCTGGTCAAGCTTCAGGAACCGATCTTGTGGAACCAGTGCAAACTACAACATATACCATAACTGCATCTAATCAAGGTGCTTCTGACGTAGATTCATTAACGATACTATAAACTTGACACTGTTCGAGATTGCTGTTATACTTTTATCATGAAATTTACTCTTGCTATAGGAAATCCTCCTTATGGTGTAGGAGGAAATCTTGCTATAAAGTTTTTAAATAAGACATCTGAGATCACAGATGATATTAGGTTTGTATTACCTACCTCTATAAGGAAACCTTCTTGTCAGAATAAGATCAAGCCATATCTTCACTGTGAAGTTGATGATGATCTAGATGCTGCTACTTTTCCTGGTGGGATAAGTGCAGTAAAACAGTATTGGAAAGTAAAAAACACATCGAGATTTGCAAAAGGGGTGAACGAGATTCCTATGCACAGGGAGCATCCCGATTTTGAATTTCTAGATTACAAAGATAGATTTGAGGCAGATGTTTTTATTGGTGAGTATGGATGTGGTCCTAGTGGTATTGTAAAGACTGAGAATTTTACACACTATGCTAAGGGACATCACTTTTTAAGTGTAAGATCACCAGAAGTTTTGGAGAATCTAGTTAGATTTGCTCCTAAGTTTAGAGAAGTAGCAACAGTTACTAATGGTCGATACCATTTCGGTAAGAATGATTTGATTACCACTTATATTAAATGTTTAGATGAAGAACAAGCATAATATTGAGTCTGGATCTAATATTGAAAGATCTGATGAAAGGATAAAGGAAACTCAAGAGGTATTCACACCCTCTGAGTTGGTAGAATTGATGATAGATGAGATTGATGTTTCTTTATTGAAAGATCCTAGCAGCAAATTCATTGATAATTCAGCAGGTTGTGGCAATTTCTTGGTTGGACTAAAGGAACGCCTCTGTTTGTTTCATAATGAGAAGTATGTGTTGAATCATATGCTTTATGCAGTAGAATTACTAGAGGACAACCATAAGGAACTCTGTGGTCGTTTGGGTGTGACAACTCATCATCCGCACTATGTTTGTGCAGATGCCTTAGAATACGACTATAGTTTCGGTGAAGCAATAGGAGTAGAACAATTCTTCTAGGGGTTGCACTCCCTTTAAATTTGTGCTATACTTAAAATCAAATAAATTTTTGTTATGGATAAGATAGCTAGAATAGCACAGGATATTAGATCTGGAGTATATCCTACAATAAGCGTTGAGTTGAATCAATTCTTCCACCAAACTCCTCTTGGAGAATGGTATCCAGATAGAGACACCCGTATTCAAGTTAGGCAAGTAGATAGAGATCATGATCGCATTATGCGTGGTGTTGCTAAGATGCAAAAATCAGGCGATAAGAGCAATCTTGAAAATCTTACTTGTGTAAGATTTCCTACAGGACAACTTAAGATTGATAATGGAAATCATTCTGCTGAGATGGCAATTAATCTTGATGAAACTGAGATGGATGCTTGTATCGTTGATTTTGATACAGATCTTGACGGTAAAATGTCAAATGCCTTAAGACTTGGTAATCTTCTTAATATTCAGGAAGTAGAAAAGGTTGATGTTCATGATAATGACATTAAAAAGGAGTTATATCAACATATAGAAGAGCGTCAAGAGGCAGGTTTAGATCCTGTTCCAGATGAATCTTATCTTAAAAATCTTTCTGATACATATCCTCATGTTTCAAGAGCAACTATAGGGCAGTGGGTTTCTCATCATAATACTGCTGGTAAGAGGAGAGATCCACTTAGGACTTATACAAAGGGTGAATTAGCAAATCAAAAACTACTCTTTGAAAATATAAAGGCTTATGAGGACTATTCTGTCTTAGAACCAAGAAACGTGAGAGGTGCTAAAGAAGATACTGGTGTCTCACAAGCTTTTAAAACAATGAAAAATGATAATAAGAGAAAATGTCTTGTTATCATACATTGTGATTCTATTTCACAAGTAGAAGATTGGGAAGATGGTGTAGAAGAGAAGATTAAAGAAGAATATGAGGCACTTTCTTCATATTTTGATGTAACCATTGAATATACAATGCTTAGGTATGACTGATCTCCAACTGTCACACAACCCCCGAAAGGGGGTTTTTTTATGCTATAATATATTCAACTGAGAAACATTGATGCCATTACGTCCACACCAAACTGATGCTCTGGATGCTATGGCAAACCATACTAAGGGGCAAATCATAGTGCCTACAGGCGGTGGTAAGACTATGTGTATGATTGATGATGCCAAAAGGTTATTCAATACACAAGAGTTTGCAACTATCGTTGTAGTAGCACCACGCATATTATTAGCAGAGCAATTATCTTCTGAGTTCTTAGAAGAGATTGATGATGTTGATGTGATGCATGTTCATAGTGGTGAGACACCTCATTTTTCAAGCACCAAAAAGGATGAGATTGAAGATTGGTGGATAGGTAGTGAGTTCTGCCATAAGATTATTTTTACAACATATCATTCACTACACAGAATACAGAACTCATTAATTTCTGTAGATACAATTTACTTTGATGAGGCACACAATAGTGTTAATAGGAACTTCTTCCCTGCTACTAAATTTTATGGAACTAGAGGTGCTAGTAGGTGCTTTTTCTTTACTGCTACTCCTAAGCATAGTCTTACTCCTTTCAAAGCAGGAATGAATGATAGAGAGGTGTATGGTGATGTAATTATTAATGTGCCAGCACCTAAGTTAGTTGATGAAGGTTATATCCTACCACCTAAAGTTGAGGTATATAAGAGTCGTTTGCTTAGAAAGGATGAGATCTATTCTGAAGTAGAGTCTGAGCAGATGATTAGTGCTATTGATAAGTTAGAAGTGGATAAGGTTCTTATCTGTGCTAAGTCTACCAAACAGATTACTAACCTTTTATATGCTTCTAAGTTTCAGGATGAACTTGCTTGGCGTGGTTATTCATGGATGACTATCACATCAAAGACAGGTGCTATCATTGATGGTGAGAAGGTAGGTAGAGATGAGTTCTTTAATGTTCTTAATGCTTGGGGTAAGGATGATAATAAGAAGTTTGTAGTATTACATCACAGTATATTGGCAGAAGGTATTAATGTAAAGGGATTGGAGGCAGCATTGTTTATGCGTAATATGGATTACATTACTATCTCTCAAACGATTGGTAGAGTAATTCGTTTAGGTAATGATAAGAAAACTCATGGTAAAGTATGTGTGCCTGTGTATAATAATGTTGGGATCTCTACTGCCAGAAAGGTTGAGGCAGTTGTTGATACCGTATTCAACAGGGGTGAACCTGCTATTTCTGTTATTACACGATGAACATTAAAGAAGACGAGTATATGTCTAGTGATGTGTGGAAAAGAGATATTCCACCTGTTACTGATTTCAAAAGAGGAAGTGCCTACAATCAAGGTGGTATGTGGGTTATGTGGACTTATTACATCATTGTTGCTATGATGATAGTAAGATTAATCTGGGCATTAAACACATGAACATTTTTGTAACTAACCCTGATCCACATAAAGCTGCTACTGAACTACCTGACAAGCATATTGTCAAGATGCCATTAGAAACTTGCCAGATGCTTTCTATCATATACTCTAAGTGGTATTATGATTGGGGTGAGATACATAAAAAAGATGGAACCGCATACAATACAGAGAAAGGTGCTTTCCGTAATCATCCTTGCACTAAATGGGCAGCAGATAGTATATTCAATACTGCTTGGTTGATTCAACATGGATGTGCATTATCAGATGAGTATTCTTATCGTTATGGTAAAGTTCATGGATGTGCTGATGCCTTGTTTGAGGCAAAGAAAACATTTCATAGATGTGCTGGTGAGGTCATTACTTGTCATTGTATGGTAGAATGGTTCACAAGAGCAATGCCTAATGAGTTTAAGAAGGATAGAACTATCGACACCTTTACTGCTTATCAAAAGTATATCAACTCTAAACCTTGGGTAAAGGATAATTACCTACGCAAACCTGATCGCAAACCTAATTGGATTCAATGAACGATAGAAGTGATTTAAGAGATACAATTCTATTTGGGGATTGTCGTGAAACATTACCTATGTTTAATGTTAAAGCAAGGATGTGTGTTACATCCCCACCTTACTATGGGTTGAGAGATTATGGTGGAGAAGATTCACAGATAGGGCAAGAGCAAAGTCCTGAAGAGTTTATTGATGAGTTGGTCAAAGTATTCAGAGAAGTAAGGAATGTGCTTACTGATGATGGAACTTGTTGGGTAAACTTAGGTGATAGTTATTACAACTACAGGAAGGATGGATGTATTCCTAAACAAACATTTGCTAGTAATAGGCAAGATCTACCTGTAACAACACCCAGAAGATCTAATAAGTTAAAAGGATTGAAAGAGAAGGATCTTATTGGTATTCCTTGGATGTTTGCGTTTGCTATGAGAGCAGATGGATGGCATTTGAGACAGGATATTATATGGCACAAACCTAATCCTATGCCTGAGAGCGTGAGAGATAGATGCACTAAGGCACACGAATATATTTTCCTGTTCAGTAAGCAGAAGAATTACTTCTATGATAATGAAGCAATCAAGGAGGATGCTAAAGATTGGGGAACCAGAGATAGGAGTAAAGGTAAGTACACAAGTAATAATGATTATGGACAGACTCCACACTCAGGTTTAACTAAGAGTTATGCTAAGAAGAATAAGAGATCAGTATGGAGTGTAACAAAGAAACCATACAAGGGAGCTCATTTTGCTACTTATCCACCCGATCTGATTGAACCCTGTATCCTTGCAGGAAGCGAGAAAGGAGATATTGTGTTAGATCCATTTATGGGTAGTGGAACGACTGCTGCGGTGGCAAAATCGCTAGGTAGAGATTATATTGGATGTGAATTGCACGAAGATTATGGTGATCTTATACGCAAAAGAGTAGGTGAGTATGAACGATCTGTGCCAGTTATGGAAGTGACACAGTCACCTTTACTTGATGTCCTAAATCAGTTATAATATAATTATCTACAGGAAAACTATGCAAGTCAAAGTTAAACTCCATATCAACGGACACATCTTTACTGAGTCTGTTGCTACTGATGATGTATTTGTGGCAGAAGATATTGCACTTGCAAGAAATCCTGGTGCAGAGATTATCAGTTCAAATTTAACTAACGGTTGGTGGTAATGGGTTACAAAGAAGAATTATTAGAACTTTTAAAGAAAGATGCCTATAAGAAAGGGGACTATACCCTTTCTTCTGGTCGTAAGAGTGAGCATTATGTTAACTGCAAACCAGTTACATTAAGCTCAAGAGGACTCACACTTACCAGTTTGATGTTGTTGAGTGCTGTTGAGAAAGACTCTGTGGCAGTAGCAGGTCTTACATTGGGTGCTGATCCTTTAGTAAGTGGTGTTGCTGTTGTATGTGGTCTTGATAATATCAAGGTTGATGCTCTTATTGTTCGTAAAGAGGCAAAGGGTCATGGCACTCAAGCATATATTGAAGGTAAATTACCTGAGAAGGGTGCTAAGATCACAGTTCTTGAGGATGTAATTACTACAGGTGGATCAGCAATTCAAGCAGTTAAGAGGTTGCGTGATGCTGGTTATGTGGTTAATCGTATCGCTGCTATTGTAGATCGACAAGAGGATGGTGAAGCGGATGCTGCTATGAAAGAAGTAGATTTAGAGTTAGTAAGTATCTTTACATTAGGAGATATTGCAGAATGAGACTAACTGAAGATGTAATTAACAAGATTGCAGTATTAATGCAACACACCAAAATGAATGGTGAGGTTAATTGGAAAGATGGTGATGAGATTGATGTATGTCTTGGAGGTACATTTGCTGGAGATAAGTTTATCTCTATTATAAACAGAACTCGTAGTAACACAACAAAGAAATGAGTGGAGTTCCTTCAGATTATCGTAAGTTTTATCCTTGCCCTAATTCAAAAAAACTATCTCCTGATGGTGGACAACCTGAAGGATATGTTACTAAAGATGGATCTTGGGCAGCGATTCCATACCATACTAACCATAAAAGATTGATGGTTATTCACAATGGTGAACACATGTATCTTGCCCCAAACTACGAAAAGGCAGTAGCATACATAAAGAAACAAATTTCACTTGAAAAGAAACTTAAAAAGAAAGGTTCATTGGAGAAGTTTTTATGAAAGATCAAAAATCATTAGATGAAAAGATAACAGATTATGAGAAATGGGATAGAGCTCGTGCTATCTTTATCGAGTCTTTAATGCATGCCGACCATCATCTACGCAGTTGTGCCCATAATCAACAATGTTATGATGAGTTGATGGAAATTAGGGATTATGTTATTAATAAGACAAGAAATATGATTAACCCTAGAGTTCCACCAGCAAACTTTGGAGCGAAGAATGATCATGTAGAACCTACAGTTACTACACCTAATGGTGAGATTAGTGAAACTCTAATGAGTGGTGCTTTAGGTGATTATTATATGTCAGAGAAGAGGGAGTATTAATCATGAGTGATGAATTAAAAAAAGAAATTAATGAAATCATAGAAGCAGATATTCAGATTGCTCTTAATGATTACATACAAGCTAATGGTGGTGGTGAAAAGGGTGAGAAACTTACTGCTAAAGTATCTCAAAAAGAAGTAGATAGGATTATTAAAGAATATAAGAGGATTAAAAAGGAAGAAAAATCTAACTTAGGTCAAGTAAAGAAGATGGGCTTACTTGATAAGGATGGTAATCCATTATGACTGAGAAAATTGACACTCAGGGTATGAGTGGTGAAGCAACTGAAGGATGTATGGACAACATATATCCACATGATGAGAATGGTAATGCAATTCTTCCTCGTGCTGTTATTCGACCTAATAGACTCCATACTCAAGAAATGGTTAAAGAGTTGAAGATACTTATTAATGAAGTATTAGATGAAAGAGATGGTAAGAGAGGTAAATCATATTTTGATACTGATAAGTTTAAACATCTTGTTGATGAACCTGAACCACCTTACGAAAAATGGGAATGACTGACAAAGACAGAGCAGAGTTGAAAGAGATTGTGCTAGAGGCATTAAGAGAGTATCATAGTGTACCTGATTGGCAGAGGACTCATCCTCATTGGACATTAGATCAGTTTCAAGAATGACTAAGAAGCATAATTACAAAAACCCTTCTAAGGCACAAGATCTCTCACACTTAGAGGCACAAGTAACTAAGGGTAAAAAGTATTATGATAAGGATGGGTGGGAAATCTCTCCACCTATAAGTGATAGAGAATGTACCTACCGTTGCTTAGAGAACTGTCAACATCTTGCAGGTCTTGATAGGTTACAAGTTAGTAGATTGATGGATGATTTTAAAACAAAGAAAACCAAATTTGTAAGAAACGAGGAGTATCCAGTGTTATGAGATTAGGAATTATGTGTTCTGGCAACGGAACCAACTTCGAGAACATAGTTACAAATCCATTATGCAGTAAGCACGAAGTTGTGTTGATGATACACAACACTAAACAATGTGGTGCTGTTAAGAGAGCAGCAAAGTATGGTATTCCTCATGTGAGGATACCACATAAAGATGAAGATAAGATGATAGAACTCTTTAAGACTTGGAGAGTAGATCTTATCATACTAGCAGGTTATATGAGAGTGATTAAGAATCCTTCTGATTTTCCTTGTCCTATTATTAATATCCATCCATCACTACTTCCAAAGTATAAAGGATTAAATGTAGTTCAGAGAGCTATGGAGGCAGGGGAACTTACGACTGGATGTACTGTTCACTATGTTAATGAAGAATTGGATGGTGGTGAGATAATAATGCAAGGTGAGGTTCCTATATTACCAAATGATGATGTAGATTCATTAACTAAAGCTATACAACGGAAAGAATATGCTATACTACCAGCAGCGATTGATTCATTAGGATAAATAATTTCACTTATAAAGTTGATTTATGCTATCTACTCAATACCGTTTAAGGTTGGAAGGAATATGTAAAGATATTGCTTCAGGAAGAGATGTATCCCTTGAGGATATGATTTGGGCAAATAAATTATCAAAAGCAAATACCGCAGCAAGAGGTATGATGAATACTGCAAGAAAGATGAATCAGAACCCTGAAGATTCTTTTCTGAATAGTTTGAATTTAGGCGACCCCGATTCAAGCAATCACCGTAGGGGTTTCGGAGATCCACAAGATGTTGTGGACTGGTTTCATCAAGAAAGATCGGACGATTGGAGGCAACGTGACTAAGATGGCAAGAGGACAAAAATTGAAATTGACAGACATCATTTGTAGAATCATATCAACTGATTCAGTACCAGTTACTTTAGCAGAAAGGATATGGATGCACAACTTATGTGAGAGTAATGATGAAGCAAAAGTAATGGCAGGTCAAATGTTATGCCCTGATTTCTATGACCCTGATGGGATAGATCCTGCCTTCTACTAGGCATAAATTTTTGTTACAATGTATCAGAAAATACAGACACTATATGTCTAAATAATTGGGAGAATTAGAGGTAACAAGATGACCTGAACATCATACATTATGGTCTATTAATTGTCGTTCAAGGAGTTTTTTATGCACAACTTAATATCTTATAATCAACTGTCATCTGAGGATGACCACGATGATTTACTAGCAGAATACTACGAGTGCTTAATCGACTGCGAAGACACTCATTCAACTTGTAAACGTATATGTAAGGAGGTTTTAGTTTAGAGGTTCAAGTAAACATTTCTATTCTAATCAAATGCTAACACACTCACATCCACCTTAAGTAATTTCAAAAAAACCAAATATTAAGATAACCCTTGACTTATTCAGTCAGGGGTTTTATAATGAATAGATGATTAATATTAATGACGATTTTTTATCTAAAGAAGAGTATTTACCATTATATCAGTATTTTCTTGATAATGATAATGGATTAGATGGTGATAGTGTTCCTTGGTATTGGGTGAATGGTGTTACTTCTATGGGTGATGGTAGCATACAGTTTGTTAGTTTAGGATATTCAAATTATCAAATAATAAATGCAACTATGTTTAGCATTTTAACACCTATTATACAAAGGATTCAACCTACAGCACTACATAGAATCAAAGCAAACTTAACTCTTAATGGAAAAATACAATCTATTGATGAGAAAAATATCTATCATGTTGATAGTGATTATTGTTTAGAACATCCAGGTGTAATGACTACTGGAATATATTATGTAAATACAAATAATGGATATACATTATTTGAAGATGGTACTAAAGTAGATAGTATTGCAAATAGATTTGTTTCTTTTCCCTGCAATACTAAACATGGAGGTATGCCACATAATGATATTAATAAAGGTAGAATTGTTATCAATTTCAATTGGTTTTAGTTGTATTTTATTGAGGATTATAGTATAATGTATGAACAAGCAATGGCAGAAATGAACAATCCCTTGAGTGTTGTTAAGATGGTAAGAGAATCTTACTCTAGGTACTTACAAAAGAACTTTACTGAAGTTCAGGTACAGTTTAGAGATGAGGAACCAGCTTGGATACCTTATGATACATTACTAGCAATTAAAGAAAATGAAGTCGAATTTCAAAGGAGGGTAAGAAATGGAAAGTAAAACATCAGGTTCACCACATTTAAATCCAGCAGATAGAAGAAAAATAGATGATGGTAGACGTGGAACCTTCACTATATTATCTTCACCATATTCAGAATATCGTGCGTATCCTGAAGATGAATATCAAGATCATGCACAATATCTACAAGATAGACCGCAAGATTGGTATAGGACAATGTTTGTTAGATATATTGGGGGTTCTGATGAAGATATTCAAAATCAACCATCAATTTATGGTGATCCTGAGAGAGTTTTTAATGTAGGAGAAATTTACAATATAGTTGCATATTCAAGAGTTCTTTATCATGAAGGTGAGCATCTTGTTGGTATTCAGGTTTATGGTTTACCTGAATATTATAATCCTAAGTTTTTTACTAGCGATATGCACGAAGATAAAAACTATGATATACCATTTAAGATATACTTAGAAAATCCACCACCAGAGTTTCCACAACTTTATTCTAATGATTATTATCTCTTATTTAAAGAAACAAGTGGTAATTGTATTGGTAAGAGTTTAGATTTAGATTACAAAGGTGAGAACTTTCAATATATTGATCACATTAGAGTAACAAGAACAGAAGACCAATATCCTGATTGGTTAAAAGAGTTACTTAAGAATCAGGATAAACCTTCAACTGCTGTTTTAAAGAAACCAAATCCACCAAAAAAATCTTCATTAGATTATTTTAACGAACTTAATTCTGACAACTGGGCTAAAAATTAAATGACAAAATCACCTCTTCAAAAGCGTTATGGTATTAGAACACCACAATCTCTTAAATCACCTACATCTACTAAACAAGAACAATCGTATGGAGTTCAAGTTGAAAATGATGTTGTAGTAATCCCATTTCAAAGTAAGCAACCACAAACAGCATTTGCTCCTCAATGGAGTTATTTCATTGCTGAACTTATGATGCCTGATATAGACATTGATTCATTAAAAGATTTTTTATTATCAAAGGAAGATGAAGTTAAATCTATTAAAGGGTTGCCTGTAAATGATTGTGGTACTGGTTTAGGTGATGATAGCACTACTGCAAGATTTTTATATTATAATGTATTTGATTGGGATCATCCTGAAATTAATAAATTGAAGACAGGTGTTAAAGAATTTCATAGGATGTATTATACAAATATACTTTCAACAGATTCAGTTCCTACTATAAGAGCAAGGTGTTGGATGAATATTATGAGAAAAGGTGATAGGGTAACTAAGCATCTACATGGATATGAAGATTCTGCTTACTTGTCAGGTCATTTTACTGTTGCTTGTAATAATACTAAAACAATATATTTGAATCCTTATGAACATGCAACTGAAAGAGAGATATTATTGAGAGTTTCTAATGGAGAACCACCTTCAAATGGTAATTTGTATGGTGGAGAGAATGTTCCTGGTAAATTGACATTGTTTCCTAATTATGTTCCACATATGACAACTGAGCATCAATTTGATGAACCAAGAATAACATTAGCATTTGAACTTACACCATTTGAAGATTTGGCTGGTAGGTATAAAGATGGTAAATCTATAAAGATGGAAGGGGAGACTGATCTGCCTGTTTTATGATAGATAAACCCCAAAATAATAGTATTAGATATATTCCATTTAGGAATAGAGAACCTTTAACACCACTTGCACCTAAATGGAACTTTCATGTTGGTGAAAAGTATCTTGGTGATATTGATACAGTTAAACTTGGTGATTTTTTATTATCAAAGGAAGATGAAGTTTTATCTGAAAATGATACTGACTCTTTAATAAAAGGTTATGTTTCTGATAAAGATGGTAATCTAACTGCTGGCACAACAAATGCACTTGGTTCTTATAATTTATTTAATTGGGATAATTCTGAAATAAAGAAACTTAAAGATTCAATATCAGAATTTCATAAACAATATTGTGTTGATTGTTTGAATATTCCACCATTTAATGTTAATATTTTAGGGTGGATGAATATTATGAGAAAGGGAAGTAATCTTACAAAACATACTCATGGATTTGATAATGCTAGTTACATTAGTGGTAATTTTGTTGTTACCTGTGATAATACTAATACAATATATTTGAATCCTTATGAACACGATCATGTTGACAATCTTATGGTATCAATAAATGCAGGTGAAAATGTTAATGATGAAGGTAGTCAGAGAGTATATGTTACTGATAATTTAGATGGTGTTTTAGCATTATTTCCTAGCTATGTTCCACATTGGACTACAAAAAATGAATCTAATAATGAAAGAATAACTCTAGCGTTTGATCTTACACCATTCAACAGATCATTCCATGAAAACCCACTACCTTACATACCATTATGACTATTTGGCAAGACTACATAGATGCACTCTTTGATACATTTCCACAGTTAGAAATAACTCATAGGTGGGCAAGGTGGGCAGAGAAGGATGCTAGACTAGCGGCTAATATCCGCACAGGTAAGCACTTCCTAAAGGCAAGAGAAGCACATATAGTAGATCCAAACTCTGACATATACAATACCATACTCTATCCTAAAACAGGAGCAGATCTGCCTTGTTTTGGTATGGATCTAATGAAGTTTAGTGATAGGAAGGTCATCATAGTATTTGACTTCCAACATCCAAGAGAGAAGTATCTGTTCTCTGTTGATGGACTGCCTGAAGATGATGGTAAGTATAGATTCTTTGAGATGGGTAATCATTTCTCTAAAAATATCTTTGTAAGATACTGTAAACCAGAGGAAGTTAATGCTTATTTGTCTGAATTTAAACAATACTTATCAAAGTATAAGGAAATGATAGATAACAATAAACCTGTTGGTGAAGATACCACAGTCTATAGTGACTTCGACACATATATGACTGAACTTGATCCTGTTAGGGGATACCTAAAGAATAAGTTTGGTGAAGAGAAGTCAGAATCTTTTGTAAACGATTTCCTTTTTTCCTATAAATGAGAACCCAAAACAAAGAGAACTACTACTATGTCTTCTGGGTGATTGCTATGGTTGCTTTCATAGCACCTCAAGTAATGACTGCTATAGCATATCAAAGACTTGCTGATATAATTAGCAAACCTATTCAAGTTGAAGTTGTAAATCCTATGAGGATTAAGATGGGTATATGAAAAGTGTTGTAATGAATCAAAGTGAGGATGGTATTCCTAATTTTATACCATTCGTTTCAAAAGCATCAAGTCCTTTTGCTGCTCAATGGAGATTCTTAATAGCAGAACAACTTAATACTGGTGTAGATTGTTCTCTATTAAAAGAGTTTCTTTTAGAAAAGGAAGATGAAGTTTTAAGTATTAGAACCGATCAACTTAATGATGGAGGAACTGGATTAGGTGCTGATAGCACAACTGCTAGGTTTTTATTTTATAATGTATTCTCATGGAAACATCCACAAATAGATAAGTTAAAGAGAGAAATCTATAGATTATATTATCAGTATATTTCTTATTGTTTCCCTGATAATAAGTTATCATCCATAGATTTTAATGGATTATCTGCTAATTGTTGGTTGAATATTATGAGAAAAGGTGATAGAATAAAGATACATCAACATGGTTATCATCCATCTGGATACTTAATTGGTCACTTTTGTGTATCGTGCAGTAATACTGCTACGGTTTATGTGAATCCATATGAGCATTGTGATGAGAATGAACTTATTGAAGATGTAAGAGGTGATATGACACAATCTAGGATGATTTATCATGATGGTGAAAGTGATAATGATGGTGAGAAGTTATATGCCTCTGCTAATAGAGAGGGTAAATTAACAATATTTCCAACTTATGTTCCACATTTTACTACAGAGCATAAGGAGGATACTGAAAGGATTACTTTAGCTTTTGATTTAAGACCAAAGTATGACAATTCAGTTCCATTAATTGATAGACCAGTTTGTAATTGGGATTCTAACCGAGGAGAGTTTATTTTAGATGAAACCATTTTTCAAGATTAGAGAGTTTGCTTGGGCAGTAGTGTCTGAGGTAGAGGATTGGTTATATCCTTATCGAACTGATGACACAGAACCATTATGGGCAGAGAACAATGATCCTACTGATGATAGTGTAGTAACCTATATGAAAGCACAAATGGATGCTAACAACGATAGGATAGATCGACTACAATCTGAGATGCTTTATGTTACTTCCCAGATAAATGATATAAATACTCACTTGGGAAAAAGTAAGAATAGTTCTAATGAAGGACAAGAAGGCAGCAAAACTATTGTTGAAGAGGGCAAAGAAACATCCTGAATGGTATAGTAAGGATGAGATCAGGTATGCTAAAATAGTAAAGAAAAGAATTAAACTCGGAGAACATAATGAAGGACAGTTTGAAGATTAATAAACAAGAGGATGGAACATTTGAGGTTGAGTGGGATAGAAAAGATCCTAACTGGATGTTTATGAACGACTTGACATCCGAAGAAATAGAGAGTATAGTGCAAGAAGCAATTAAGCACGACCAGAATGAGCGACAGAGGCAACAACCGCAGTTATTCGTTGACTAATCTGGAGGATGCAATAGAAGATGCTTTAACATCTGACTGCACCCCAGAAGAGATATATGATACCATAAGAACAACTCTTAGAAGGAATCTAACATACCATAGAATATGCGTAAGAACTGCTAATGAAGTGTTGCGTCTTGTTCATGGAACTGAACACAAGGATAAGGTTATTAATCTCCACGAGAAGGAGTTGGATCAATCTTTAACTGAATGGCCAGATTATACAGAACTACCTGATGATAAGAGAACTAATACTTATCGTGAAGGAAAGGAAATGTCATATCAAGATATGATTGATGCTGGTTATGAAATGACTGGTGAAGGTATCTGGTGGCCAAAGGATAAAGAGGAAGAGACACCCGACTACAACAATCCTTATGTTTGTGCTAAAATAGATGAACTAGCTGGAGACAACAGAAACTAATGCCTAAAGAAAAAGTATATGTTCCAGTAGTGGAACCAAAAACAACTTCCTGTGTAGAGTATATTGAACTCGGTAGGATTGTAACTCCACAACCAGTATTTAAAAAGGATACTGTTCGTGTTAGATTGTTACAAAGAAGTTTGGGAAATCCAGCAGAAACTTTTGATACAGAAAAGAACTGGGAGTATGATGTTCCTTGGACTGCTGAAGAAATAGAAATCAGATCAACTGTAAAACAAGAAGCAACTGTGGAGGTAACAAATGCTTGAAATTGACACTACTAAGAATAAAGAACTAGGATTGTGGGAGATAACCGCAACTCTTACATTACCACCAATTACGGTAACTAGATTGAAGAAAGATAAGAATGATGTTGAGTATGAATTGCGTAATGCTTTCAGCGAAGTCATTCAAGAGATCGTAGAGAAGCATTGTGAGGAGGAACTGTAATGGCACTATCACAACAGGTAGAATATTCTCTTCGAGAAGCACAAGAGGCATTGAGGAACGCTCTAGCTTTTGCTGCTAGAAATGAGAAACCATTTGTTAGTAAGCATATTGCTGATATGTTGGCAAACATTGAGAATCTACTAGATGCAGTAGATATTGTGGAAAAACTAGAGAACCGCAAGGATGGTGATAGTGGATTGTTTGGCACATACTTCAGACCTGAAGAAGATTAAATAATCCTTAAGCATAACTAGATTTCCTAAGTAGTTATGTTATAATACCAACACAATCACTTTAGGGGCAATGATTAATCTCGATGAACGATACTTGGAGTATCTACACACAGACAAGAAGTTTAGTATAGATGGAACCAACGAGAGTGTAATCAACTACGGTTGGCATTGTGATGGAAACGAGATAAAGGGACATTATGTCACCACTAATAACCATAAATTATATTATAATATGAGTGGTGATTTCATTAAGAAAGAGCAACTAGTCCTTGCTTGAACTAGAGATTACTCAAACAAAAATTCTGTTGGATTATGACACACCCAAAACACGATTTAGAACACGAGGTCTATATTGACCCTAAAGATGGTAAAGAGCATACTAATCATGGTATGCACGAATATACCAGAGAGGATTTAGAAAATGTTCACGCAGATTATGATGAGTATCATAAAAGTGATGTAGTTGATCCTAATGAAGGTAAGATCAACGATTATCATACAAGACACGAAGATTCCCATCTTGAAATCTACTGTGATAATCACCCTGATGCTGACGAGTGTAAAGTATATGACGACTAAGTGGTTATAGCTTATGACACTTGTTAGAGTGGCACACACCCCCTACACAGGGGGTTTTTTATTGCTATAATATACCTATAAGCAACAAATCCAATGGAAGTCCAACAACACGGAAACTACTTTGAAGATTTGAAGATTAAAGAACTTACTGGATATGGTAAGGAAGAGTATGATAGTTTTAAATCCAATGGATACACTTCATCTATGGATTTAGTTGAAGGACTTCATGTTGATAGAAATTATAGTATTAAGACTGCTAAGGGTAATAAGGTTGATTGTGGTGATATTCTAAGAAGAATGGTGGAGGATGATTATAAAATCGTTATAGGATTATGGAAACAATCAGGTGACAATAAGATATTTCATACTGAATATACTTTTAATATTAAACCAGAAGATATGGTTAAGTTGTGGGGTAATATGAAGTATGAGGATGTGAAAGAATTTGATAGTTTCATTAAATCTATTCCATCAGGTAAAGATGCACAACAAGCAACAACAGCAGAGAGAACATTACGCAAGAAAGCAATAGCAGATAAAAATGCACTAATGGTTATACATCCAAAGGTAGATAGTAAGAATCAAAGAAGAGTACAATGCTCATTTAAGATTGACCAAATGATAAAGTCTGGTGTAGAATATACAAAGAAAGATATTAACATTGTAATACATTCACCAAAGAGAAAGTTTAACAAATGAGAGCATTTTGCCCACCAAAGAATACTCCTGAAAAGGATATTGTAATGACTCCTGAATATCTTGCAAAGGATATTATAGAGCATTTCAACCCTACAGGCATTGTATTAGATCCTTGTAGGGGAACAGGGGCTTTCTATGATAACTTTACAGGTGAGAAGGACTGGTGTGAGTTAGGGGAGGGAAAAGATTTCTTACAGTATGCTAGTAAAGTTGATTGGATAATAACAAATCCACCTTGGTCAAAGATGCAGAAATTCTTAGAGCATGGTATGAAAGTGTCTGATAATATAGTTTACTTAACTACAATCAATCATTACACCACTAAGAAGAGGATAAGAGATATGAGAGAGTATAACTTTGCTCTCAAGGAGATCTATTGTGTTGATACTCCTAAGAAACCTTGGCCACAACTGGGTTTTCAACTTGCTGCTGTTCATACACAGAGAGATTATACAGGAGGCATCAAGATGTCTTATGCCAGTTGAGGAAGTGGCACACACTCAGTTGAAACCACTCTTCATCATACTATAATAGCAGTATGGGAAAACAAACGAGGTTCCTGACTACTCTGACAGAATAAGAGAACGAATCGGATTAAGTTCCTCTCCTCTTATCAGAAGCAGAGATATGACTGTTAGGGTAATGCACTGCCCCCTCAGTTTTGTTTTCTCTCACCTTATCACTTTCTAGGCAAGGATCTATGGTTGTCTCTGTTCAGCAGAGAAATTACGTCCTGTAAGTCCTATTACGAGGAGATGGATGTGCCTCTCGGTTCGCAACCGAAGAAAGAACTAACATCCCCATGGCTTTTTACTTTTTTATTACCAATGGGAACTCGCTCACGCATAGGACTACAACTTGAGGGACAGATCATTTCAGTATATCATCATTGGGATGGTTATCCACAATGGTTAGGAGTTACACTTAATAAGAAGTTTAACACCAGAGAGTTGGTAGAAGAATTAATTGATGGAGGAGATATGTCCTCTTGTGATACTGAGTATGGATGGGATTATGATTATAGTTCCGAGGAAGGGAAGAGAGAAGTATCTGCCCCTTCATACTACTCAGAGAGAGGCGAGGACTGCCCACCAAAGATCTCTGAGTCAATAACAGAGTATCTTGACCAAGCAGAGAGAACTGATGGTGAGTATGCTTACCTATTTGACAATGGTGAGTGGACTTGCTATGATATAGGTCAGTATGGTGATGGAGTGAAGGGTAAGATACTCGACATTCCAGCAGAGTTTCCAGCAAGAATGGCATTTTAGTGTGCCACTTCAATAACTGGCACAAGGGTGGTTGATCTTCCACCCACATCCATTATAATAAGATCACTCAGGCAATCATACATCCATTTTTGGTTAGGAGATGTAAGTCCTGTGTCACATTGAGAGATATGTGGTTCCATAGCCCCGATTAAGTTTGGGGGTTCAGGTGTAAGCGATTCCCTATGGGTAAATTTGGGCAACATGGGTGAAACCCAGATCATTGCCCCACTCTTTCAATTTTCTATTTGTGGTATGACTTAGTACCTGTAATTAGACTCAGTAAATGGGTTAGGATCAGGTGAAGCACCTCTTGAGCATACCACACCCCTTGTAAACGACACTACTTTTTATTATGTCACTTGATTCATCTAACGCAGTTTCTTACAACTTTGCGGAGTTCCTACTTGAGAACGCAGATACAGCAGCAGATGTATTAGCAGTTCTTGATGATGTTGCGGAGGTGCAAGAGACCGCTTTATAAACTGGCACACAACTGCCCCCACTTCCTGTTGGGGGCATTATAATAATTACATACACAACAAAGGAGATTCAAATGCCAACAGTTCTTACCAGAGAAGAGAGAGAGCAAGTGGTTGCGGATCTTGAAAACAGAATCCTTAGATGGACAAATCAGTTATGTATCTCACTTGCTGAGAACTACAAGCAGTATCATAGAAGAATGATTGAATCTAATGCTGCAAGGTTTAATGCTGATGGTAGTAGAGCAGATCTATCACGCTACGCACAACAGCAATTAAATGAGTTAAATGAGGGTACATTCAAAGGAATGAGATTTACCATAGATGAAGGTAGAAAGTATTACAAGATCATCTCAAACGATTGGGATGATAGAAATAAAGAGTGGAGAAGTGGTGGTGTTCACGCATTTGTGAATAAGAAAACTGGTGAGATCTACAAAGCAGCATCATGGAAATCTCCAGCAAAGCATGTTAGATACGATCTAAGAGTTATTAGAGATCGTGAATATGTACTTGATCCACGCAACTGCGGATGGGCAGGTGGTTATCTTTACATGAGGTAATCACTATGCTTGTAGATCTATCCAAAGAAGAACTTGATCTTATTGGTATTACCCTTGCGGAATACCAATTTGATAAAGAGAATTTTTACCTTGAGGAGATCAAGGAACTTGACACTAAGTTAAGGAACATTAGAAACGCTTGTACCTGTAAGGAGGATTAAATGCTACATCTTATTACACTAGCAGTAGTATGTGCTATCGTATCTGCTATAATAGTTTTAACGGTTTACAATCCACATCATCATTAAAATGAATTTCAAACCCATTACCAGATACACAAGGGCAGGTAGAAATGGTAAGAAACTTCAATGCCCTAAATGTCAATCAGTCCGTACAATTTATCATTTTAACTGGTCAGGATTAACTTGTCCTGATTGTAAAGAATCTATTGGCAAATATGATTGGAGTGTAGAACAATGAATTACAAATGGGCAGCAACTCACACTCTAACATTTAAAGAGTGGAAGGCAGAGAAGTTTGTTGAGTATCAGGATGCTTTAGATTATGCTGAAGAGAAACGTCCTTATCACAACTCAACTTACATTTGGAAATTAACTGAAGGTAAACCATTAGCTTGGGTGGAAATAGCATGAGTAATCAACTGACAAGTAAAGAAAAACTTCTATTCATTCTGTCATTCTTATGGACACTACATTGGGGAACAAGAGTCGTATCTATCGTAGTGGATACGGTTATTCTAAACGCAGGTGTGAGAGCGTTACCAACTGGTTTCTAAACAATTTCCTACCCAGACATCATATTGATGTAACTATCACTCATAGAGGGTTAATTAGAGAGGATGCAATGGGTTTCTGTGACTGGATAGGAACATCACATAACCCAAGAGATTTTGAAATACAGATGCAGTCCAATATGGATGCTAAAATGTATATTGAAACTCTATTGCACGAACTTGTGCATCTTCGTCAATGGGTTCATGGAACTCTGAAGATGAAGAGTGGTAAGTTTGTATGGAAGGGTGAGGACATACATCATATTGATTATATGAATCAACCCCATGAAGTTGAAGCATTTAGAGAAGAAGGTATTCTATACCGTAGATATATGAAAGAAGTGAAGGGTGTGACAGTTAAAGAACCTGCACACTACTTCCCCAATAGATTAATTCAGTCTCTATAATAAGAGTATGAAAAACACCCACATTGAACACCCCGAAGATTCTATCCTTACAGGAGATCTATCGGTATTGGATTGGTTCTGTTCTATGAAGGGTGCTAAGGCATCATTAAAGATAGACGGAGCTCCAGCAGTAGTATGGGGAACAAATCCTGCTACTGGAAACTTTTTTGTTGGCACTAAGAGTGTATTCAACAAAGTAAAACTTAAGATTAATGAGTCACATGATGATATTGATCGCAATCACGAGGGTAATGTAGCAGACATCCTTCATGCTTGTTTTGAGTATCTACCACGCACTAATGATATTGTTCAGGGTGACTTTATAGGATTTGGTGGAGATAGCATCTATCAACCCAATGTGCTTGTATATTCCTTCCCTGAAGGGATAGACCAAGAGATCATTATTGCACCTCATACTGTATATGATACCCCTACAGGGTTGCTTAAGGAGGCAATAGCAAGTGGATTAGATTATACTATACAATCTACTGATGATGTTTTGTTTGTTACTCCTAATGTAGAATTTGGTGTAACTACCACCATTATTGAGAGATGCAAGTTTGCTAAACAAATAGCACAACTTGTTAAGTTTGTTAGTATTAAGGATGCAAGAGAACTTAAGAAGAAGTTGAACAAATGTATCAGAGAAGGTATTAATACTGGTGATGATGATGGACTTATTAGTTACTGGAAGTTAGTACAATCTATTAAGCACGACTTCCTTAATCAGTTCTCTCATGATGCTGATTTTGGTACATTCATCTATGATGGTGACACCATACAAGAGGTGGATGGTGAGGGTTATGTGATGTGGAACAGTATTGGAACTTATAAATTAGTTGATAGAGAGGTGTTCTCTCACGCAAATTTTAATCAAACACAGTTTGGGAGGGTCTAATGGAAAAGGAACCAATTACACTCACAGTTAATCTTACTGAAGCAATAGCAGATCTTCAGTTAGGTATATGTGATGAACAAATAGAGGTCATTGCTAATGACATCAAGCGTGGATGGGATTTCAATCACATCTATGAGGAGATCGAAGCAAAGGTGGAGGAATCTGCCAGATATGCTAACATAACACTAAACCAATTTTAAAATGTCACAATTATCTGATTCAACAATCTCTAAACTTGCAGACACACTTGTAAGTGATGTTATTGACTACATTAATGAGGATGAGCGTTTAAGAGACTTCTACCTTGAGGTCATAGGTGACGCATTATGTGAGAAGTTAGGTAACAAGAATAAGGATGGAACTTGTTCATTTGGTGGTGATCTATCTTCTGAGTTGATTATGGAGATAGCAGATAGAATATTAATTACTACCATACCAAGTGACACTTCAGCAGATCTATTATCATACTTTAGGAATAAGAAATGATACCTGATAAAGACCTAAAACAACAGCACAATCGTTTCTTTGAAATGATAGGTTTCAAACCCAGACGCAAGAAGAAGTCTCATCAATGGTGGGAATCTCCTTGGTTAGACTATAATGATCCAAGAAATAGTTATTATGAAGTTAGATAGTGGTAAATTAATGTTTTCAGGAGGCAGCAATGATGAGTGCTATACTCCTGATTATGGTGTCAAACCTATTCTTAAATACATTCCAAAAGATGCAGTAGTATGGTGTCCATTTGATACAGCAGAGAGTGAGTTTGTAAAACAAATTGAGAAGCAAAATGAGGTCATATACTCTCATATTGCTACTGGTAGGAACTTCTTTGACTATGAACCGTATGAGTGGGATGTGATGGTATCAAATCCACCATTTACCAATAAGCGTAAATACTTTGAGAGAGCATTATCATTCAATAAACCTTTTGCATTAATAATGACTAACACTTGGTTGAATGACTCAGCACCTAAGCAGTTGTTTAAGGATAGAGACCTACAACTGTTAATGTTTGATAAGAGAATGAAGTTTATTAGTCCTGATGGTAGAGATAATGATAAGATCACTTTTAGTAGCAGTTATTACTGTTGGAATATGCTACCAAAGCAGATCATAATGGAAACCCTTGATGTGCCACCTAAGAAACTGTCACAAAAGAGCTACAGCGAGGCAGTTCTACCACTATAATAGAAGAGTAAACAACGGAGGACACTATGGCATTTGATTCAGTAGACCTTCTATGTGAGGTTTACGGCAAATACGTTGCAGATCAGGGACTACCAACTGTATCCAGCGACGAACAAGATAGATCAGAACTTACCACTCAACAAATACAGTGGTTAGAAGCATTTGAACAACTATGGGATCTTGCAACATGAAACTAACTAAGTACCTAGTCACCGACATTATGTTTGATTTTGAAGACTCACAGGGTGAGTTGGATAAGGAAGATCAAATTGATGTATGCCAAGATACATTGGGTATCTGGGAGGCAGAAGACGAAGACGAATTAGTTGATAAGATCTCTGATAGAATGGGATGGTGCGTTCAATCAATAAACTACACTACTAACCTTTTACATCCACTTACTTCCTATCTCTAAAATGGCAGATTTAACTTCACTCCAAAAAGATAAACTAATTGACCAATATGTTGAATTACATGTTGATGGTATGGAATTTGAAGATCTCATATATTTTGTTACAGAAACTCTTAAAGAAGACTATCATAATTTATCAGATGAAGAGTTAAAAGTTGAGATAGAATGTACACATGATGAGGAATTATATGAGGAGTTGGTTGATAATGTAACTCAACAGTATGCTAAACTACCTAACACTTTTGGGGGACAATCCTAATGGCAAGACTTAATCCAGCACAACACGATTCTATCGCTGAACAATTCGCTGAATTGGTAGTTGATGGAATGGATATGAAAACACTTGTCCAATATGTTTATGATGATCTCATAATATATTATGAGAAGTGTGATGAGCATGAGTTAAAAGAACAGATTGATGAGTATGATGAGGATTTGTTTGAAGAGTTGTTGGAAAATGTAAAGGATGAAACTGTCCTTGACATTAACAATACTGGAGGTAAGTATTAATGGCAAGAGTATTACGACTCAGCAATGATGAATTGTATCAGATGGTTAAACTCTATGATCTATTGAGAGATATGGATTTTGAGTTGACAGATAAGCAAGTTGATGTACTTGATCGCTTGCAAGGAATGGAAAGTGGATTTGATGCAGAAGATGTAGAGGAATGTATCATTCAGGGTAATGATTACAAAGACTGTGTTGACCGTATGGTTGAATCTATGGCAGAATATGACAAATGGGGGAACATAAAAAGATGAAGAAACTAACTGAATTTGAGTACGATTTAGTTGTATGGTCACTTGAGCAAATGTGGTTAGACTTTAACCCACAAGAAGAACAGGATGCCCATAACGCTATCACAAAACTGAAAGAAATGACAGATTTTGTGCCAGCTAAGGAAGTGGCACACATACACCAGAAAAGAGATCTGGACTCGCTATAATAGAAGAGTAAACAAGGGAACAACCCAATGAGACTTGCTTCTAAAGACGGTAATATGGTTGTTGACTTCAATCCTATCAAGGGTGACAACGACCAAGTATTGAAAACATTACGTTTTCGTGGCGACACTCAGAGAGAGTATCCTATCTCCAGAGATCATTTCTACTATCAAGTGAGAGAGTATATTCTCACTCACAAGTATGTGGTTACACATGAGTCTATGGAGGCAGTTGACCTAGCAGATTGCACACTATGGAGGGCAGTTTAATGTTACCAGAGTACAGACCAGTTAAACAGTTGAATGACTTCGTAGATTACGTTTGGTCATTCTATGGAGAGCATGAGGACACTCTTTACCCTATCAAGGGATTACAAAAGAGAGACATCTACAATGCTTTCTTTACCTACAAGGATCGTATTGAGAAGGGTGATATTGAGTACACCCATTATTCTTGGGGTTTTGGTGATAGTTTAGATCGTGAGAGAGTAAGAGACATCATACTTGAGAATCCAAAATTTAAACAAGTAAATCGTTTCGATCTTTTAAACCAATGAGAACAACTTCCAACCAACTCTTCGCAGACATCGACTTCTTGGTGGATGAACTGGGTATGAGTGCTGACCAATGTGATGAAGTGC